TCTTAGGCACTAAGTATTTTTGTTTCTTTCTTGATATCATATACTGTATGAAGAGTGAGATGTTATTCTCTATTACTGTCCATGCATTATACCATTCTATTATTAACTCTAGTTTCTGGTGAGTTTTGTTTATATCATCAAACCTACCACACCATGCAGCAACTATTTTATCCTGTTCTATATATGTTTCTGTTTCAGTACCTGTAACCTTACTTACTTGAACCGGAGCTTTCATTATATATATGGAACATAGTGAGTCTGAGGTAGTTGTCTTTCCCTCAGATACGGGGTCAATAGAAGCATAGTAATCTCTAAATTGAGGATCTTTAATTGGTCTTTCCCATACTACAAGTACACCTGTCTTATCTTCCATTTTCTTAGGAACTGGAAATTCCATTATTGGTCTCTTGTTTGTTGGCATAACAACAGGTTTCCCATTTGCATCAGATGATATATCTAAGAACTCATATGCATATTCTTTCTCTTCTATTCTTCTTTCTTGTGCGGCCACAAGATGTGATGGAAACACAGATACTGATCTATGATCAAATGCTTCTTTAATATTTCTAGGATGCTGAGATATCCTTAACTGATAATCTTCAGGACCTAGTTCTTTTTTCCATTTCTCAAACTGATCATCAAGGGCTTTTAATGATTCTTCTACAAGTGAATTACCATACTGATCTATGTATGGCGGCATTGACCACTGCTCAGGAATAAACAAACCTGACATACCTTCTGTGCCTTTATCATCTATCAGATTAGTTTCTACAGCATATATATCTTTTGACATAGGATTAAGGATCATATCTCTTAGTGGATTACACTGAGATAAATCCCCTACAGATCCTGCGGCAATAAATAAACCAGTAGTAATTAAACCAGATCTCATTGCTGGTCTCATATACTCATATGTCTTATCCATCTTAGGAGCAATTCCTGCCTCCTCATGAAAGAAGTATTTAACCGGACCCCCAACACCATTTGTAGGATCTTTCTCAAAGGACATGCCTTGTATGGTACCTTTAAGACCTACTTCTGTATTTCTATCTCCTTTTCTTACTTGAATCTTTTGTTGCCACATCATAACCTTGTCTGGAGACATAGGTCTGTACCATGCAGTATGTTCATTTAAGAATGCAGCATATTCTTGTAAGAACTTCCAAGATCCTTTCTCATTGATATAATCTTTAAGACTTGCTCCAATCTTTAGTGTTACCCCTGGCTCAAACCATTGCTGGTTTAATAACTTGGCCATGTGATAATAAGAAGATGCTATCTGCCGTTTCTTAAGAATAGCTACATGTTTGTAGTTGAGCTCTGCAAGTAATTCATATAGGGCCATGTGGTACTGTGCATCCCTGATTTTAGCAAAGTCAAATACTTGTTGTTCTTTATCAAATATGGGCAAGAAATTAAGCCACATATAATAGTCTCTGGTAATGTACCATGCCTTCTCTCCGGACTTAAAAATAACTCCTCTTCTGCACTTAAGTTTTTGGTCATCCCAGTATGTGACAAAGTCTTTGGATCTGGGTATTGTGGCTGTGTATATTTTATCTTTTCTGAATCTGGTTGACTCAGCATTAAATAGTTTACTTGTTTCATCAAAGTTATATTTACCTGGTTCTTTAAATATACTAAATACAAAATCAGATAACTCTTCTCTGGAACTAAAGTCTGTTATAGTCCAAGTTCCGTTATCCCAAGTTGGTATGCTTTCAAATATTTCCATTAGTTATTTATTGATCATATGCCATACCAATTCCTCCACGGCTTCTGCTTGATTGTTCTTCTTGCAGGTCTTTATATGCTCCTTTAAATGATTGTCTTATAGAATCAAAGTCTTTTGCAAGAGCTCTAATCTGACCTATATTACCATCCTTACCATCTGTAATCTGTGTAGTAGAAAGATATCTTGCAATTCTATCTAGAGCTGTTCTCATACCATCATAGGCTCTGGATGTAGGTGTTTCATACATTCTTTGACAAAACTTAAGTGCTATAAATATACTATTATCTTCTGTTGAGAAGTCTCCATCTATTTGTGTCATTATCAAAGGTTCCTTATCTACATCTGGTGTATGGAAAAATGGATTCATATCCGGATTAGGACATGTCATGTAGAACAAATATTGATATATTTTTAAGTAATCATCCGGATATTCCTCCATTATATCTTTTAAGGCTTTCAGTGTGTAACAGTGCTCTGTAGGAATAACTACATTATTCTGTACTTCAAATAGTTTAATAATCATCAATGTTTCTTTTTAATTGGATTTTCTTTTATATAATGCAGTACTCCTATTACTTCATCTACAAGATATGGTAATGATATTGGTATGACTTCTTTTATAATAGGGCTCCCGTTATGATCTTTCTTACTGATAGGATATCCCCAATTATCTTCACCTTCTATTTCAAATGTTACATGATGCACAAATATTCTACCTGGTTTAAGTTTAGGATTGTGCTTCAATATAATATACATATAAATACTCAGCTGGAGTGCATAATGATTTAAATGGCAATCCTCAAGATTATTAACAGGATGTGACATCATCTGTGTTACACCCTCCCAATTAGTATAACCTTTTGTCTTAATTTCTTTATTAGTCTTGTAGTCAATAATATTTACTTTACCATTGACTACTTCAACTAAATCTGATTGGCCACATAAGCCTGCTGACTTAAGATAGACCATATGTTCTGGATACACGCCTGGGTCTAGTTTCTGTGATGGTGCTGTTCTCATACCATGATTCTCACCAGATGGTTTAAATACAGGAACAGTAACCCCTTCTCTTTCCATAGATGCTAGGGAACAGATATCATCTTCTCTTTGATTGTGATACCATGTTCCTAGTGTAGTAGATCTGTCAGCTTCATTAGTCCATATCTGTTGGATAATAACTGGATCAATACCATGCCATTTAGATCCTTTCTTTTTACTAGATTTCTCAGCCATCTTCTTTGCATCAAAGGGTTGTTTAAATGCACTTACTACCGTAGTTACACTAGTCCAGTTTATATTCTCTTCAGGATTTAAACTTCTGTAGCTATGATCCTCAGCTGTAAATACTATACTCATTTCTTTAGTTGTTCTTAGGCATTTTCAATAATTGTGTTAGCTAATAAAACAGATGCTTCATCTGCAGACATCATCATCTTTCTAATATTAGTTACTTCTTCCTGACTAAACTTACCTTCCATACTAGCTATCTTAAGTCTTAGAAACTTATTCTCAAGTTCTAGCCTTTCTAATCTACCTAGAATTTCTGATAATGTACTTGTTGATGTAATTGATGGAGTTGCATCTTGTATCTGATTCCATATACCATTTAATCTTGTATTATAACTATTTGCAGGATTTGTAGCAATAACTTTATTAGGATCTTTAATATACATACCGCCTGCAATCTTTAATTTATCTGTAAACTTTGACATAATATTAATCTTTAAGGTTATCTAACTTATCTTCTTCATCTTCAGTAGCAATAGCATCCCATTTACCCAATGGGCAATCTGAAGATAATGATCTTGTCTTAAATGCAAGTGAGCAACCACATTCATTACAACATGGTGATGTACCTTTTACAGCACATTTCTTACCTTTACTTGGACACTCATCACAAATGGAATATCTTAGTGTTGCTATTTCTTCTACTGTCTCATCTCTGATAACAGAATTAGTTATTCCTTCAATTATCTGTTTCCTGTTGTCCCAGATTAGTTTTAGGGTATTCTTCATCTTTTTTCTTTTTAAAGGTTTCTTTTCTTTGTTCTTCAAATAGTATTTTTTGTTCTAGTTTAATAAGAAGATCAAGTTTTGTCTCAATTCTTTTTTTATTAAAATATGCACCAAAGGTTGATGTGTCATGAGTTTCCAAAGACTTTTGATATCTTGGAATTGCTTTTTTTACCAAACCAGTTTTTACAACAAACTGACCAAGACCATCAACATTTATTCTAGGGTGTTTCAATCCTGTTAAACACTCTCTGATTTTTTTATAGTAAAAGTCAACAAAGTTTTCTACTAGTAACTCTTCTATATCTAGATCTTCAGCTACTTGTTTATATAGTTTAGATGCTTTCTTTGGAATCATTTTGTCCTAGAAATTTAAAATCTAATAATATAACACCCTCAGTTTGTATTTTTAAATCTGGATTAAGACTGATAATTTTTTTGTTCTCTGGATCTTTTACTACCAGTCCATTTTTCTCAGCTTTATTTACAGAGTTTCTTACTGTTTGAGGAGACTTGAATATCCAATCTTCTTCAGAAGATGCATCATAACAAAATGCAGTTAGTTCAATGGGTTGGTTGAAGCTTAAAAGTGTTAAGCAATCAAGATCAGAATCACTCATTGTTATACGGTTAATATAACAATGAGTTAGTATCTGAAATTTTACAACATCCCATTTGGGCATTTTAACCCTCTTTTGTACTTGATTTACAAGTGCCATGGTCTATTGTTTTTTAAGCTTTCTTTCTTTTGGAGTTTCTGCTGTTTCACCTTCTGGTTGATCATCAAGATCCTCATTGTCTTGAGGGTTCATCATCATTGCTAATTGCATTTGAATTGATGTTCTTTTAAATCTTACTTCATCTATCTCAGCTAGTTTCTTTTCATAATTTAACTGAGCATCTAGATAAGGAATTGAGTCTTCATAGAACTTAAGCATCTCAGCTTTTTTTGTTGTTAATTCTTCTGCTGTTAGCTCTCTTTCTTCATGATGTTGGTTCATGTTTTCCATTTTTATATTTTTTAAGTTTAGACAAATATACAATTTTAAGTTTAAACTATAGATATTTAAAATAAAAAATCCAGGCATAGAATATACCTGGACTATAGTAATTTTAGAAGATATTTCTAACCTCCTTTACTTTCTTTATATTTTTTAAATCCAGCATAACCTGCTAAACCAGCACCAAGTACACCAAGAGTACCAAGGACACCGCCTTTACCTTCTGTAGATTTACCTTTACTTTTAAACTTTTTTCTACAACCTGGTTTAGGTTTAGAACCAGAACATTCATCTGTCATGCCTCCAAGTTCAAAACTTTTCATTGATCTAATCATAGGTTTAGGTCCACCTTTCTGCATTGACTTACAAAATACTGTAGCATCTGTAACTCCTTTTAATCCATTTTTCATATTATCTATTTTTAAGTGTAAAATTTAGGATAGTAAATAAGTAAAAATCTCTTGTCTTATCTATTTCTAAACTAAAAATATCTAAACTTGAAATTCTGATCCTTACAGTTATCTTATCCCATTGTTTGTTTGTAGCTTTCCAATTGTTTCTAAATTTCATATTATAAGCTTAATAACATATCTATTAATTCTTGCTGCGGGAACATGTCTACTTTACCTCTTAGTACATTAGTATGTGTATATAATCCCGGTTTTGCTTGTGCCTTAGCTACATCACAGATATCAAATCCATCTGCTCCTTTAGCTTTAATATACTCTACTAATCCTATTCTAGGATCTATATTATATTTCTTAGATACAAACAGTATCCATTGTTTTAATGCAGTTATTTGAGCATCTGAGTATCTATGCCAGAATTGAAATCCACGGAATGGTTTAGCTAGCTTAACTATTTGACTAGGATCTGCTATTGTATTGACATAAGTTCTACCATTTACTATCTGACCCATACAACATACTTCAATAGCTACAGAGTTTCTATGCATTACAGAATTACCTGTACCAGTATGCCATCCATATCCTCCTTCAGGAAAACATTGGATTAGCTCACCATCAAACTTAGTATTACCGTCTCTAACAGATTGACCTCCTAAGATAAATTCAGTAGCTACATTACCTCTATCATCTCTAGCCCACATGTCAGCAACTTGGTATGGGTTTTCCCATCCTGCGGTATGATGTAGGAAGATCCAGTCTTTTGCAACTGGTCCAGGAAAGTAAGTACCAACAGTCATGTGGTGTTTCTTAATCTCTAATGCACTTTCTACTTCTAGGTTCTCTGCATTATCGGTATTAAGGATTCCCATGGCTGCCCATGTTTTTTTACCTACTATACCATCATCTAGTAATCCATGAGACTTCTGCCATGCTTTAACTGCAGATTCAGTCTTAGGACCAAAATCTCCGTCAGCTGTAAGTTTTAAAAATTCTTGAAGTGTAACCACTGAAGGTCCTGTACTTCCTTTTTTTAAAACAGTCATTTTTTAATCTTGTTGAATTTTTTACTCATCATATGAGCTACCCATGCACCAACTCTTTTAAGTACTGGTGTTTGAGCTTCCACTTTAACTGTAGTACCTTCTGCAGTTTTAGTAACTTCAACATCTAATTTTCTTGAGTCAAGTACAAAAGTTTTTTTCTCTTCATCTGCATGTACTGTAACATCTACTTTTGGTGTGTCTACAACAACATCTAAGTTTTTGTCTTTTTTCTTAACACTTACTCTAGTTTTCTTTACTTTAACTTCAGCATTAATTTCCACTGAGGCTTTTACCTTCTTGGCCATTTTATTTTGTTTTATT